TTTACCTGATCGAATTGATCGACGTAGTTAACGCAGAACTCGAGCGCGTTCTTCTGCTGGGCTGACTCGGCCATGTATGACTCGAGCGTCCTAGTTGAGAAACGTTTAGGAATGCTTGCCTGCTGAAGTCTTGCCTCCCATGCCCGACGCTTACGATCAGCCTCTTCGGCCTTATCACGCTCCTCCTGCTGTTTTGTAGATTCCTTTACGCACTCGGGGCACTGTGACCAAATATTGCCCATGTAGTTTGTGCTCTCGTACTCGCCATGGTCATCACAGATATCCTTCCGCTTTTCCATGTCTTCAGGTTTTTTGAAAGTAGCGTTCATAAGTCTTGTATCCCCTCGCCGTAGTTCATGTTGTCGAATTGGCCAGCATTGCTATCAGCGGCTGGCACAACATCATCAGCCCACCTCTCACCATTCAGCCATCCCTGAGCCTGCTTCCAGAATTTACGATCTGGCCCCCTGGCTTGCACGTACCGCCTTGCGCCAGATATCACCTCCTCTGCGATACCATCCAGTTTTTTGCGCTTCCAAACCTTCTCTGCTTCAGCCCTAGATCGTTTGTCAGCATATACATCCCAAAATTCTTGAAAGCGTGAAGGCGATTTATCGCCGTTATTGTTTTTAGAAGATTTAGTAGAAGTAGAAGATGAAGTAGAAGACTGAAGAGCTATCTTTTCGCCATTGGTCTCGCTATTAGGGTCGTCAATAGGGGTGCCATTAGGCTCGCTACCCTTACCCTTTGACCATCGCTTCAATGCCCCCTGCCTACCAGCTTCTGCCTGCTTATCGCGGTAGTCTTGCTGTTGTTGGCGGGTTTCCTCTAGCCTCTGGTTTCGTCTACGGCCATCGTCACACAAGGGGAATTTATGCTCTAATTCTTGCCACACCTCTAGCACCCCTATAGCAACCCCATTGGCAAGCCTTTTAGGGTCGCTATGCAAAGAACCATTAACCCATTGATGCGATAGAAGCCTGATATATACCCCAACTTCCTGGTCGGTCATCTCTGCCGTATCGGTTAAAAAGTCAGCAGCATAAAACTGAAATGCAGGGGCCTTAGCCATTCTCGAAGCCCTCTTTTTTACTATCCAGCATAACTCCTACAAAATTAGGAGTTTTTGGCACATCCAAATTAACTAAAAACCCTTTTTTCTTCACTGATTTAGAGTATATAGTCCCGAAGTAATAGATTAACTTTGCCTCAATCTCATAAGCCTTAGCTTCTGTCAGGCCGTCAAAAACTATCTTCACTATTTTCTCATCGCGAATTCCTTTACCTTTTATCTCCCTTATATACTTACCATGCCCTTGGTTGCGCTTTAAGTCATAAGCCCTGCCGCCAGAACCCTTTCCAACGTAAAATGGCTGGCCACCATAATTACCTCCACAGCATGCAGGGGCCACAAAAACACTTTTAGTTGGGTCTACGTGGACGTATACATAGAAATTATTATCTTTCGAGCCACCAGAATACAGCGGCGTCCAGTCTTGCATTATTAGCGCAGGCAGGTGAGCTGCATTTGCCCGTAATCGACGGGCGTTATGATTTGGAAGAGCGAGTTGGGTAGATGAGTTATGCTCAAACAATGAATCATTATTATGAGGAATTGGGTTAAGCGAGGAAACAAACTTTTCTCTCTTCTTCAGCTTTTCATATCGCTTTCTTTTAGAAAGCTCTTTCTTAATCAAGCCTGATATAGCTTCAAGATCTTTTGTTTGTATCAGTTCTATATGTTGTTTATTTAGCATATGCATCCTTACGACTCGGATAAAAAAACCGCTTAGAACTGCGAGCTGACACAGGGTGAACACACTACACCCTACCCGCAGACCTAAACGGTCTTTGTGTGTGTTTTTGTTACCAAGCTCGAGTGTCAGTCCTAACTTGGATTACGCTTCTCACAGCGTTGATTTAATTATAGCACCACAATTGCGCTTGTAGTAGTGCAGATACTACAAGTGCCAAATAAAACCCCTCTAGGATTGCGAGGGGCGGTTACTCCAATCATGCAGCCTTCCAGCCCATACTCAACCGATACGCTAATTCATTGAGTGTTTTATTGTTTCATGTATCTCCATTTACAACGAGTGACGTATAGCCCCTGTTATGCACCAAGATTCGCCCTCAATGCTTTGTCATTTTCACGGCTCTTTCTGCAATCGCTGATTTTCTTAAGCATTGCCTTAAGGTCGTTCTCAGAAAAAGTAATAATGCTATCGCCGTCATCATCGGAATCATCGAGAAGAGACTCAGCATTTACAACGATCGTTACAGCATCACCTTCTGAACTCCAGGAATGCATTCCGTGAATTGTTGAGTCTAAAAATTTGTGTGTCATGTTATTTCTCCTGTACATGTATGGCGCATAACCACGCGCTCTAGGTTCGTTCACTCCGTTCACTGGACGGCCTCCGCTGCGCTCCGACCGCCCCTAAGCTAAGTCCGTTATGTGCCAATCATGCCTTTTAGTTGCGTTAATGTTTCCAGCACCTCAAGCATGGTGGCAATCTCTAAATCAGCCTCTTCCTGTGTAAGCTTTCCGTTCTCAATTAAATAAGGGTAAAACTTTTTTCTGCGTTTAACCTCTTTTCTCACACATTTGATTTTTGTATCAATATTCATCAGCAGCAGCCTTTGGTTATTCCGCACTTGTCAGCTGCCCACCCAACAAACCAAGCAAATGCTAACACCCAAAATATAAGTCCTGTAATCGTGAACAACCCTAGAAAAAATCCGTACATAATTAATCTCCTGAGTTAGCACATAACAAGGGCGGTCAAACCGACCTCGTTCCGCGTTGCTCCACTCGTCGGCTTACCGCCGACGTTAGGCGTCTCTTTCGCTTAGAAACGCCTCTACCTCGTCGTTGTCATCGAAAAATACAGTACATCCGGCTGATGTGCCTTTTATGTCTCTCCCATAAACAACAACCACGAATTCCCTCCCGTCTTCTGCGCCCCAATGCAAGCCAGGTTTAACATGCACCGCACCGCCATCTTCGCACTTTCCATTCTCGGCTACATTTTTGTGCTCCCAATGCTTAATATCCATCTCTATCTCCTAGCTTAAGGTGGTTCCGTTCACGCCTAACCATCAAAATTCATCGGACGGTTGTAACGCGGCGTTTCATAGTTGACGGCATCATGCCGCCGTTGATTTTGGCCGTTATGCACCCTTGAGGTATGTCTCAGCATGTTCACGCCAATCAGCCCCATGCTGTTCGTACAGCCCCAGCATCCAGTGGATGACGTGCGCTTGCTCCTCTTCGGACTTCCTTGGTATTTCGTGGCCAAGTTCACGCATACGAACTGCCATTGAGCCGCACCAGAAGTTTGGTCTACCTAAAATAAATCTGGTTTCTTCGTTCAGTTCAAGCGGGTGCATAACAAGTAGCTCGTTTTGACCGCCTGCCTCGGTGGCTGGTTTGTCTTTGTCGGTTTCGGTAGTCATCATCATTCCCCTAATTTATTTGGTTTCAATACGGCGGCAACACAGCACAGCGTTATGCACAATCAGTGCGAAACATTCTTATTGACCTGTATCTAACATCATTTGTCCATGTATCGCATTTATCGCACCCGTAGTGTCCAGAAAACTTCCTTGTCAGCGTCGACTGACATTTATTACAGATAACCTCTAATTTAATGACAGACCCGAAACCTACATCCTCCACGCCTGTCACATCATCGCACACATCAGACACGCTACTCATCACTACCCACCTCCACTAGACTGCTGTCATTGCCAGCATCTGACTCATAGAATCCATCATCATGCCATGCCATTTGAACCCAGCCGCACCACATCAGAACCGCACCGTGGACAGAGTACGGGCCAAATCCGTCTATTGCGTAGATTCGAGCAGGAAGGCCGCCTTTAGTCATGTAGCGTTTGTTCATTTCGATAAGCTTCTTCTCCTTCACCTCGCTATCTCGGACTAGCATCCTTTTGCCTTTGTATTCCACCCAAATATCAAACCGACCATCAAACTCTAATATTTCCATATCCCTGATAGTTGGATCGAATCCAATAAATCCTGTTCCCACATATGTAACTGTATCGCCGATATCCATTTTACTTATCTCCTCTTTTCAACTTATTGTAGCGTAACGGGCGGTGGAGTCAATAACGTTTTTGTTATTGACATAGTGACATATAACCCCTACCATTAACAACAGGAGGACAAAAATGCCAATTAAAAAAAACACTACTCATAGAGATATAGTGCAAAGATTTAAGGTTGATGGCGGGTATACAAAGCTTTCTAAAGTGCTTACAAAGATCAGAAGAAAGAAGGTGTCTAAAGACCGAATCGGCATGTGGGCAAACCCTAACAGAAACAGCATACCGCGCATCTTTCATCGTGATTTAGTTAAAGCTGGAGAAATTATGGGCATTCCTGTGACTTTTGAAGAGATCAGAAACGCGGATATAGGGCCAGAAAAATGAACATCGACCTATCAGCAGCAGTAAAAGCCGCAGACAAAAAACAGACAGAGTATGAGTCACCTATGCCCGTAAATATGCACCGGGTTAGGACTCATAACCACAAGCAGCCTATGACCGATGAGCAGGAAGAGGAACGGTTAGATTACAAAAATAGAAAGGAGACATAGCATGACAAAGCAGGAGCGACTTGAAGCGGCAAACGAATTCATAAAGGTGATAGCTAGTTGCGGGCGAAAATTCTTTGAACATGACGGGTTTGTCTCGACTCTAGAGCTGTCGCCAACAGGACGTGTTTTCTTTATCGACCAGTACACAAAGAAACGGATCTATACACATCTGAAATATGGCAGATGGAAAGGGTTTAGTAACGGTGGAACGCTGAAGATGATGGTTAAGTGTATGCGTGACTTTATCACAAAAGGCGAAACCATGAGAGCTGAATATTTCCAGCCAGAAATGGGCAATGGCTTCAAGAACCCTTGGGGATATGGTGAAGATATTCTTATTGTTCGTGATGCCGCGATAAGACTTGGCCTTGCAGCATAGCTAGGCTGGATTATAACGATAGAGTGAGATCGGTTTAGATAAGGAGATAGAGATGGATAGCGTTGAAATAGAAATAGGCGAAGAGATTGGCAGATTCAAGAGCCACGCTGAATGGGTAAATCATGCTCCATGGGTATACCAGGCTGCATACAACAAGATTGGAAGCAAAGACGTAATCACTCTTGATAGCGCTACTCCGAGACGGGTGATGATAAGAGGGGCGCAGTTTAATCGGGCTGAAATAGAATTAACTTTCCCGGTAATGATATACGCGCTGGAGAAGAGAGAGGAGGAGGAAGATTCAGACTATATTGATCCTCGCCATATTTGCCCGTACTGCGGTCAGGATAGCTGCGATTGCGACATGTTATAACGCCTAACACACCACGATAAGGAGGCGATGATGAGCGATAACAGCGACGTTGTGAGCTTGCAATGCAAGTGCGGATCAGAATTTGAACGGCCAAAAGAATACGTAACTAAGGCAAAAGAATATGCTGAAGAATTCCCAAGTGCAGCTAGATTCTATAAACGGAAAATAACCTTGTGCGACAAATGCAATAAGGCGTGGATGGATGGTGTGCTTGAAAGGTTGCCGGATGTTTTAAAGGCACTATCAAAATAATACTGACTTAAACAGCCCGGCCCCGTCGGGGGATTTGGAACCGGGCTAAACAACTGGGATAAGAATACCACATTAGGCGTGGAGGATAAAGGAGATTAAGCGATGCCGCTACCAGACGAAGAAATAAACAGAGAAATGTTTGTGGTAACTTTTAGCACAAAAAGCATCCACTCGGTATTTGCTACTCATGAGTCAAAGTCTGGAGATTCGATACTGACTGAGTATGGCAGTGTGATGCGTACGAGCACAAAAGAAAGAGCAATTTTCAATAGCTACAAATTTGCCAAGTTAGCGATATTAATGAATGACGGCGATATCAATGATGAGTCAAGGCAGCTTGCTAAAGACTTAGGGTTGAGATTTGTCAAGACGGTGGAAAAGGAGATATAGCGTGACAGACGAACCAATGACCCAAGAAACTGTAAATCAGGCTTTTCAGGAAATCAAAAAGGTCTGGGATGAGAAGGTGGCCGAAAGCGGGAAGAGTGCACAAATGTTTGTGATTACAGACAACACTGGGTTTGCATCTGAATTTATAGCCACGTACCAAAGAGCCAAGGAACACGTTGAATGGAACGGCTTGGTTATGCCTGAACTCATGCCAGGGCTAGAAGTAAAGATATTGGAAGACGAATAAGCATAGGCGATAAGGGGAATAGGATGATACGGATTGAGTACATTTTCACATGCGACATATGCGGAGAGACTGCAAACAACAATCAATATTTCAGGCCTCCGCTGTGGGTGACTTTGACGCCAAAGAATGTAGATAAGCATATCTGCGATGAGTGCTGCCTGAAGATCAAAAGCCTTCACGAGAAGCCAAGTAAGGGAGCGTAGAATGGCAGATAAAACATTAAATTGCAGAGGGTGCGGTAAATACCTAGGCACCATCAGAAACGGGAGTATTAGCAGGCATCTGGTGCCCTTGTGCGATTCGTGCCATGGGGTGCTTATGTCTGCTGCGAGAGATGCCAGCGAGAAGTCAGAGACCGCACGTATTCTGAATACAATGTTTGGTGGCGGGCGGTAATGAGGATTAAACGGAGATGAGCGAAGAACGCAAACCATGCCCTTTTTGCGGGGAGAAAAACACAGAGCTTTTAACGCAAATACGATCAGAACCATTGGATATAACTGTATCTGTTCGGTGTAATACGTGTGGGTCAGCAGGTGCAGAAACTTATATTGAGTTTAATCAAATGCGAAACCCACATCCAGAAGCGATATCTGAAAGGCTTTTAGATGCCGCTGAAACCGCTCTTGATGATTGGGATAATAGGAAATGAGCACAAAGGTAGCGTTAAGGACGCTAGACGATCTGAAGCGCTTTAATCGTGAGGCAAAGCATGCGCTAGACGGGTTTAGCCATGGCGGCAAGCTGTACGTACTGTCTATTGCTGAGGCTCAATCTAAGCGCCGTGTAGCACAGAATTCAATAATGTGGTTGTGGTGGGAGGCTATCGGGAAACAGCGTGGCATGGCGGCAACCGAGGTGCATGCAGAGTACAAAATGCAGATACTACCGCACATCTACGCTACCAATGATAGGTACTCTGAAATACTGGAGTTGTGGCTGGAAGTTGAGCAGGAATTACAGGGGCAATATGAGCTACTGGTGAAGGTGGCCGATAAGATCCTATCTACTGCAATCTTGCTGGTTGGCGATTTTGCCAAGTTTTTGACTGAATCAGAACTAATTACGCCCGACGTCATGCTTCCAAAGCCAGAGGATACGTATTTTCAGGCTGTGCACGGCGCGAAACGTTAAGACAATAGAGGATGAGATGAAAAACTTTTTACTATCAATCGGACTGGCTGCGTTTGCCATATTTGGCGGCTTAGGGGGTTAGGCATATGAGAGAAGATAATATTAGCTATTGGGGTGTTATAAGGCTCCTAATGGACGGCGTTTCTAAATGGCGACGCACTAGAGATATCGCCGGAACTGTAATGATGATTCACGAATCAGGGTATTGGTATTGGGAAAATACTGATTGCGTCACACTGCGCAAAGGTGAGCTAGATAGGCGTTGTTACGAAAAGAATTTTAATGCATTTGAATTTATATTCATCAGCCTTCTTGCGTCAATTAATAGCTGGATGGTCAGAAGATATGGCGCAAACAATGACTAAATACTGGCACACATACAACACCAACAAGGAGCAATAAAATGCCAAAGTTCAGAAAGAAACCTGTAGAAATAGAAGCTATTCAATTCAAGTACACGAAAGAAGGAATCGATGAGCTTCGTGATTTTTGCGGAAAATATCTAGGTCCTGTAACAAAAGAACGGCACATTGGTTCTATTGGCAAGGCCTTAATCCGCACTTTAGAGGACGGGGAAGGCGACATGACAGCAAAGCATGTAGCCACTGAAGGCGATTGGATCATAAAGGGCATCAAGGGGGAATTCTACCCATGCAAGCCTGACATATTCGAAGCAACTTATGAGGCCGTAGAGTAGGGATGACAGCGGGAGATAGATATGGATGAACCAGAACAAACAACCTACTGCCCTATATGCCGTAGAAATGTTCCGGTTGAGGTTTATACAGATGGCGAATACGAATGGACTGTAACTATCCACGACGATATAGAGCACGATGACGATGATTTAGAGGCGCTAGGGATGGGGATTCAATGAGGCGAAAACCAACAAAGAACACCAGAGGGCCTAATGCGGCCGAAAAAGCATACGGCCGGAAGGTTAAGGAGAGGCCTTGTTGTGTTTGTGGCTGTCCGGGCCCGTCGATAGTCCAGCATTGTTTTGGCCCAACGTTCAAGCATAACAAGGTTCTAATAGGGCACTGGTTTATTATTCCACTATGCCCTATATGCGACACGTACGACACTCTCGGGAGCCATAAAGCATTCAGAGAGAAGTTCAAGCCTCAATCTGAACTCTGGCTAGAACAGGTTGAGAAATACGGAGACACGCCGCCGGATGATGTAGTGGCGGCAATTACTGACTGGGGGAGATGAGATATGAAAACAATACTTATTGAAGGTGAAAAAGAAATTAACGTAAAGCGGTTCTATTTGCCTGTAAAGGTTGATGTGGAATGTCCGCACTGCGGAGAGAAGCACGTTCGTGATTTTTCAGTGAACTATTTAAGCTATCCGAAAATAAACAAAAGAAACCATGTTTATGTCTATTGCGAAAGCTGTGATGGGGAATTTGAATTTGATGCAACGCTAAAGGTATCGCTAGAAGTCGACACTACCACTAGGCCATCGTAATAACATCAAGCGGAGAGGATAAATGAGCAAACAAATAGAACAGGCAATGAGCGCTTTGAAAAAGGCGATGCAGGACGATCCAGATTACGCGCGGAGATGGCACTCTGCAATAGTAGCCTGCGTATCAACAGCTATCGAGCATGACCGAATGATGAATGAAGGCGGTATTTTGGATAGGCAAAACGCCAGCATGGACGCAGCAACCAGGGTGATGGAGGCGTGCTTTGACGTAGATACTAGCCAGAATGGAGGCGGCTAGTGGGCAAAGTAACCAAATTCTACCCAAAAGGGGCCGCTAAAGAGATCGATAACGTTCTGGAGCAGGCGATTGGCGAATATGAGGAGGTGGTAGAGGCATGAGGCGACATAAGCACAAATTCAACGCTGTACGGACAGAGAGAGATGGCCTGAACTTCGACAGCAAAAAGGAGGCGAGATATTACGACCAGCTCAAGCTAAGGGTAGCCAGCGGAGAAGTATTATTCTTCCTGCGCCAGGTTCCTTTCGATTTGCCAGGGAAGGTTAAATACCGGTGCGACTTCCAAGAGTTTCACGCTGACGGGACAGTCCACTTCATAGACGTTAAAGGGAAGCAGACAGACGATTTCATCATGAAGAAGAAAATGGTTGAATCGCTATACCCTGTCGAAATAGAGATTGTTTAAAGGTTGCTTATATACCTTGCGTAGGTTGCGGGTATATGAGCCTTTATCGATATTAATGATAAGTTTTTGCCGCTTCTGTAGATGGTGTATAAGCGCTTAGCCTTCTCCCATAACGACAGAGGATTTCCTAACTCCATATGCTCACCGCTATGCACAAATCCAAACCAGCGAGGGGGCACGTCTACCACGATATCATTAGCGACCGTGACACGAAGCTTTTTAACGTTGCTAGGGGCCAGCAGAGTATAGTATGCCTTAGTAGCAATTCTAGGCTGAGCAAAGGTTATGCAGTTAATGTCGCACCTTAAATACGGAGAAGCCATTTCTGCAAACAGATCAGCTACCGCGCCGCCTCTAGAGTGGCCAGTGATCAGAACTGAGTTAGGGTTGATTTTCTCGATACGGTTTATGATCTTGTGAAGCATCTCTGCAAGATCTTTTGTGAATCCTTTATGAAAAAAACCGTCGTCAGTCTTGCTAAATCTGAAGTTCAACAGCCAATCTTTAATATCATTGGACCCAGGGAAGGCTACAACAACACGCTCACCTTCTTCAATCAGATAGCACGCGTCGCCAATACCCTGAAGCTTTGGGTCGAAAATGGTCAAAGAATCGCCAAAAATACGCTTCAACTCTGCCTGCTTCAAGTAGGCATGCTCCGCATATCCCCAGGCGTCCTTAATCTCTGTCGTTGAAAAGTTCATTTATCACCTTTTAGTGTTGACTCCGCCAAAAACAACCGCTAGTATTATCCCTGTAGGTGCCATCCTTCACCTATGTTTTGATTTTCCTTAGTTTCTCTATCATTACCAACATCGCTGACCGCATAGAAACCCCGGATTAACGTCTGGGGTTTTTATTCCCCTAATATCTCTTTCAGTGCTTTCTTCTGCTCAGGAGTGACGGCCTTTTCTTTAAACTCTTTAATAACCGCGTACTCTATGTTTCTTCGGTTAATCTGCTGGCCTCTCAATGTTGCGCGGTGGCTAAAGAACATGAATACCAATGTCCCTAAAAGACTGCAAATCGCGACAATAGCACCGACAGCGTTAGCATTATTAGACAGCCACAACATAAACCCGCCGCTAGTTGTCGCCCCGGAAGCCATCGCAATAGCTTCAGTCTTAGTGATTATCGCTGCGTGAGTTGCTATCGCGTCCTCTGACATGCCGCACCATTATGTGGAGCAAAGCTATGCACAGGTAAACAATCCCCCCTAAAGCCCTGCCGTAATCGTTCAAAAATACCAACAGTGATTCCATACCCGGCTCCCATTAATTGCATAATGGTGATTAATATTATTGTTATATCGTAGTTATTTAGAATCACATTGGTGCCATTAGCCTGGTCAAGCTCAAAAAAGACCATTGCCACAAGCGCAAATAGAAGTAGCCCTACCTGATACCAATATTGCCGATCTCCAGAGCTAATTATCAGCGCTAGTGTTGCAGCGGTTAGAACCATCTCTAGTGCCGTGGTGTACTCATCTGTATATGGGTATATTAAAACATTCCCAATTGCAGCAAAACACAGAATAAAATTAGTGTTATTGCGGGCGATCAAAAACACTAGCGCAAACAACACTGGAAACACCACGAACACTAGAAATTCATTGGTCATTTCTTGTCTTTATTAGCCTTTTTCTTGATTGGCTTACGTTTTTTTGGCTTCCCGTTTGCTGCCATTTTGTTCTCCTTTTATAATACTTTCCCGTGGTTTGGGTGAAAGTCGTACTTTATTTCTGCTGCTTTTCTTGCGCAAATTACCTCAAACTTGTCTTTGCTCATTTTTAAATATATTCGATCACCTTCAACGCTTATTCTGGCCAACCATAGCTTTTTCCTTTTATTCCACGTTACGCCAGATACTCCAGATTTATTGGTATAAGATAAACGTCTGTTTCTACTATTCTCTAATCTAGAAACAGCTCTAATATTTAGCCAAGAATTGTCATGCCTTGTATGGTTTTTATGATCTATGTGCTTTTTTGGCCATTCCCCTGTCATATAAAGAAATGCTAAACGATGAGCTTTATATTTTTCACCTCTAATTGATATCTTAATATATCCGGTGTCTGAGTCTTTGCACCCAGCTATATCCCCGACTTTAACTTGATTTTTGATTACAACTTTCTTCCACGTAAACACTCCAGTATCAGGGTTGTAATGCAAAAGCTCCTTAAGCTGTTCTTGTGTGATCATCTTATTCTCCAATCAAAGAATTCAATCAAAAAGATGGAGCGGAAGCTAGGTGATTGAGTCCTAACGTTCAGCCGCTAAGCCTATCCGCAATTTAATTGTACATCATTTAATAACCAGCCATAATATCCCTGCCAACATCTCCGCGAGGCATGCTGCTATAGTCTTGTGGGTGCAAATCCATAATCCTCACGGCATGTCTACGCATAATATAGGCCTTGAAGATTCCATCAATTAAATCATCTTTCACTTTGACAATTTCTGTTTTCCCGGCACCTTCTTTGTTATTTCCTACAGTTCTTGTGTGATACTGCCTTATTTCCTCAAACACCTCATACAATGGGCTAGCGATTTTAAACCGACCTTCTTTCATCAGGGAAAATATCTGAGTTATCGCTGGCCAAACAGCAAAACCCCCTTCCTCCCAGGTTGCATGCTCTGGAAGCATATTAAATCCGGCCTCTTCATATAGCACCCTGATTTCTTTAGCCTCTCCTTGTGATTGCTGTTTGTGGCTGTAGCCATCATGCGGCCACGCCAGCGGTACGTTATCCATCCAGTTTTTAGTGGTATGCCATATTTCATATGGCTGCTTCTTGCTGCCTTTCCATGCATTGATCAAATAAAATGAATCTGCATCTTTATCCCATAACAACTGAACAATAGATGCTGGATGATTCCAACCAAAATCTGAGCCGCCAATTACAAACCAATGATCCGGGTATTCAAATGGTTCAAATTTAATATCATCTTCATCTATCTCAAATATTAGGCCAGAACCGAGTAGTGGCACTCCTTTACTCCTCATCTTTCTTTGGTATGCTGGATATTGGCCTAATATTTTGCGCTTTGCTTCGTCGTCAAGGTGCGGACATTGATCCCATGTGGCATTCTGTAGGTACATCCCTGCACTCGCATAATCTTGCTCTTCTTCATCACCCTCAAATACTTCTCCCATAAACTTGCAAACAAGCTGCGTTTTTCCGTGCTCCGGGGTAAATGTCAAGATAACTTGGCCACCAGCTTTTGTTCCGTTTTCTCCTTTGTTTCCGCCGGTCAATGTTCTTGTTAAGACCTGCGGGAATATCTCTGAATCTTCTGGTTCTTCATCAATATGCGCGAAATCAACCTCATCCCCCATTAGCGCCTCTTGCCCTTGCTTGTACGACCAGAATTGGCATACGGAAACACCAAAAGTATGCCTTACTCTGACTTCGCGCATCGCTCCGGATGTTCCCGTCATCGACTTGTAATCAACTATTAAATCGGCAGGAATCAAGCCACCTACAAATTTACCGTTTTCCATTCTACCGAACAGCTTGTTCTGCAATAAGTCGCGAGTTTTCTCCCCTGTATAGCCAAGAAGCCAACACAAGGGAGGGTGATCAAATTTAATTCCTGGCCAGTCATCAGGATAATCGCCTGTCAAATGATACGCATCAATAATAAGGCCTGTCCTTGTTTTTCCACACCTGTTGGCAGCCATTAACATACAACTAGAATATTCCTTAGTCGCAGCTATAAACTTCCTCTGCCAATCATAAGCACCGTCATACATCCGCTTAAGCTTATTCCGCTTACTCCTCTTCACCTCCTCATCAAGGATTTTCAGGTATTCTATATTAGCCTGGCGGTTCATGCGGTCCAGGTCCTATGTAAAATGTGAATCGGTATGTTCTTAAGTCTTCATTGCCAGCATCCATAAAGGCGATATCAGAACCATGTAAAGCGGTTATAACAGGAGTTATCGTACCAGCAATGCTTATGTCGCTGCCATTTTGAGCCCAATCAGTACCATCAAATCGATAGATTCTAAGGATGTCGGCAGTATCTTCAATAAAAGCCACATCTGTTCCGTTTAGAGCTGTAATGTCAGGATCTCCTATAGCTGCTGGAAAACTAAAGCTATTCCCAACTTGCGCCCAGTCTGTGCCGTCAAATCGGTAAGTTCTTAAGGTTGAGGCTAGAGTGTCAATAAACGCAATATCAGTACTGTTTAACGCTGCAAGTTTTGGGTTATTAATCCCTGAAATATTTAAGTCATTCCCGACCTGAGCCCAATCTGTGCCATCGAATCTGTAGGTTCTTAGATCCTCGTTCGCGTCATCGATAAAGGCTACATCAGTGCCGCTTAATGCCGCCAAAGTTGGATCTCCCATGCCGACAATACTCAAAGCATTCCCAACCTGCGCCCAATCCGTGCCATCAAACCGGTAAGTTCTTAGATCTCCAATAGAGTCATCAACAAAAGCGATATCAGTGCCGTTTAATGCAGATAAATTTGCACCGCCACCCCCAATAATATTTAAGTCATTCCCGACCTGAGCCCAGTTAGTGCCGTCGAATCGGTAAGTTCTTAGGTCTGTGTTAGCGTTGTCAATATAAGCGATATCAGTGCTGTTTAGCGCTGCGATATCAAGCGCTATTAGCCCAGGAATATTCAGGTCATTCCCGACCTGTTCGGCTCTAATCCAGTTAACCAGATTGCTACCATTAACTTGTGCTTGGCCAAACCCGCTCGTGATTAAGTTAACATTACCATCAGTATGCTTGTTCTCTATATCAAGATCTGTATCAGAAGCAGAAGCGAACCCTATCACGCCAACTTCGGTATCGCCACTGTCGGTAAATGATATATCTCCAATTTGAGATGATCCTGTACTATCTGAATCCTTGATGATTAATGATGGCGTTGAATTCGAAATAGTAGGATTGTCAGAAAATGACTTATTAGACAAAACCTGAGGATGACTGTTAAAAGTAAATTCATCATTACCTGTGAGTAAAGGTAGATTTACATTCCGGTCGGCAGCCAGTTCACTTACAGTAAAAACATACTGATGGTCTAATGAAGTATCATTTATTTGAGGAAGTGTTAATGTTTTCCCGGTTAACGTCTGAGGATGACTGTTAAAAGTAAACTCATCGTTACCTGTCAGTATGGGTAGATTTACGTTTCTATCTGCCACCAATTCACTGACAGTAAACACGTACTGGTGATCTAATGACGTGTCGTTTATCTGTGGCAACGTTAATGTCTTATTAGACAATACATCAGTCGTGCTCTTTCCTACTAATGTATCAGTCGCGTCCGGGATAGTTATTACCCTATTCGCCGTTTGCGAGCTGGTTACAGTAGTTTTTGTCCCTGCGGTTCCAGCAACATTGAAATCTATCTGAAGCGTAGGGTCCGCCGCGTCATCTATGCTAAAGGCATCGTCCTGAGCATTAATAGTATTCGTATCACCAATGGTTTTATTTGTGAGCGTATCGGTTGTTGTCTTTGTTACCAGCGTGTCGGTAACGTCAGGGATTGTCACAACCCTGTTTGCAGTCTGACTTGTAGTGATAGTTGTTTTGGTGCCTGTCGTACCAGCAACGTTAAAGTCTATTTGAAGCGTCGCATCAGCCGCGTCGTCGATAGTAAACGCATCATCTTGGGCGTTGATAGTATTAGAATCGCCGATAGTTTTATTTGTGAGCGTGTCTGTTGTGGCCTTTCCAACAAGCGTATCTGTCGCGTCTGGCAAAGTCAGCGTTCTATCTACCGTTTGACTTGATGAGACTGTAGTCTTTGTCCCCGTTGAGCCAGCCACGTCAAAATCAATCTGCAATGTGGCATCGGCGGCGTCGTCAATTGTGAATGCGTCATCCTGGGCGTTTATGGTGTTAGTATCACCGAGAGTCTTATTGCTCAATGTTTCAGTGGTATTTATATTTGACGGCTCAATAGACCCAGAAATACGCTCATCAGTAATAAGCGCCTCCGTAATTGTCGACGTTGATGTGGTTAACGCGATTTGTGAGGACGGCATTTTACCTACAGGGATGGCCGGTGCGACTGGTGTGGCAGACTCAGATCCTGTAACAATCGTATAAACGCCAGTCAGCTTATCGACCACAACTCGGTCAATACGCGGGTTAGATGTTGGTGCCGTGATCAATGTGGTGGTCTGATCCGCAATACTAACAAGCGTTTCGCCAGTCATCACCTTCCCAGCATTAACAACTACGGCCATATTGGCAGGGCTATTCTCTATTGTCTCAAACTGATCCACATAAGCATCAGAGGTTGCCCCGCCTTGAGACTCCACGTCATCGTCACTAATCGGGTCTGAGCCGTCTTCGTTGGTGTGGGTGACCGTCAACTTTCCGCTATACTTAACGTCACCGTCTATAGCGCCATAGGCATTCAACTGGTAAGGATTCTGCTGGGCAACGCTAAGCAATTCATCAGAATATATATCGGCCAATTCCAGGGTTTTATTGTTATAGAAATAAACCCAGCCACTAGCCCTAGGGTTACCTGAAGAGTCTCTGAATACCGGCCTTACGTTCGTAGCATTGTTAGACATATCATTTCTCTTGGATGGTATATACTAAAGTCATGGACTTTCTTCTGCTTGTGCTTCTTGCTCTAGTGCCCGATTTGCTTCTGCCAGAAGGATCGGGATTGACCTCCTTAGGTCGGCTTCTAATGTGCTGCGTCTTGGTGATTGGCCTAAGCGTATCAGCATATTCCTAACTCCCGCAGACTCGTAAGCCCTAGCAGCAAGCCCTACAGTTGATGCTAGCGCTAAAGTTGCTATTGCTCTTACATCACCAACGGCAGCCCCACCTATTACAGCAGTGGTCGCCGGCAGCTGAAGCGCCTGACCAGTTGGAGTGATTACCGCTGCATCGCCTCCACGGGCCGTGGTTTCAAGTAGCCGCTTAAGTCCATTTAGCTCCGCTCTAGCCTCGCCTCTAAAAAAAGTCTGAAAATTATTATCCAGCTTATCCAGTTCAGAAACGAATCGTTGCGGGCTTATTTCGCCTTTTTTTGTAGCATTGTCTATAGCTCTTCGGTACAAAGCCATACGCGCATTCTGCCTGCCTGATGTGTCAAGATTTTGAAAAAGAAGCCTGACTTCAGAAGGTGATGAGCTAAACAGCAGATTATTAACTAACTCGGGCTTCACATCACCTTTATCAAGAACGGTTTTTAACCGTGACTTAGTAAGCTTCCGCGCCTCCCTAGCGTATATCCTATCAGCTGATTTGTACCTATCTAGTCCAGCGCCTCCTGCGCTGCTTCTAACGAAATCATCCAAATCTCTTGTTATACCATCAACAATACCGTCCATAATTGCTTTGTCAGATGATCGCAATTGAGACCTTCCTACAGCATCTACCTGCTCGCTAATGGCTCTAGCATCACTCCTAAGAACCCTTAGTGATTCGAAGTTGCTCCCCTCACGCCATATGCCACCCTCAACTAACGTGCTTCTTAAATTATTTAATTCATCAATAAGCGCTTCATTTGGCAATTTGCCAGGTCTGGACAGACTAACAATCGCTCCATCTATTCTATCTAGCGTATTGACTAACGGCACTGCCCCCCTTTCATTCATATCTGATATAACACGATTTAACCTATTGCCAGCAGCCCGTCTAACCCTATTTGTACTGGATTCTAGGCTAGTAAATATATCTCCTGCCTCAACCCTAGGAACAGCCTCGCTAAGTTGTTCAAGGGCCGTCGCTCTTTGCTCTTGCTGTGCTGAGCGACGGCCTCCAGTGCCAAGCGCTGGGATTCGCTCCGAAAATTGCTGAGACAGCCTGGAAAAAATAGATCTTGGCTGGAATATGTCAGATGTCAACACATCCACCCCTCTAGCCTCGCTAGCCCTAAGCACGTCTTCAATCTCACTCGCCCTTTGAGGAGTTATCTCTGGGGCTTCTCCTGGTCTAACCCTAACACCCAGAGCAGCTAGAACCCCTTCTGGCGCGGTCTCAGCCGCTGAAGCAGCTAAAGGACTCCCTGTCTCTTCAAATATTCTCTCTCCAAAAGTCTTGGACACGCCTTTTTCTTGTATTGATCTTATTGTTTCCGCAGCTTGCTTGACCCCTTGCCCAGAAACTAGCTCGGCCAGCCCGGCCAGCCCGGATATGGGGATATTAACTATATCGATCCCTTCTTGTATTAGGTCGCCAATCTTCCCAAGCTCTTCTTTTCCAGCCTCTGTTTTAGGCTGAGCTGTTAACGCTTCCCTCGTTGCCTCTATTGTTTTCGTTGCTTCTTCAGCGCCGACAAATGGTGCAGTTGCAGCCCCGGCAAGCCCAGCTACTGGCTCAGCTACAGCACCCGTTGCTAGCGCTGTTCCTGTCTCTACAGTCTCTTGGGGTATCGCCCCAAATACAGGCCCTCTTGCTACGCGCTGCACCGCTGGAGTTTGAAGGAATTGGCCAAATTGCTCAATGATGCCAGGCTCTCCACCGTCACCTGTTGCGGGTTGGGCCTCTGGTGCCTGCGGAGCAATGGCTGGCGTGGGCTGGGCAGGGGTAGGTTGCTGCATGAATTGTTGCTTATTCTGAGAAACAAACTCCATCACCTGCGCCTGAGTAGTTCCCTCTGGCACTTCAAATCGTGCAATCCGTCCGTCTTCAAGCTGGATTTTTGCTATTGGCATTATTCAAACCCCAGGAATTTTATACCGCCCGCCTGCAGCCCGGCACCTGCTGTTGGTGCAGGAGCTGGTGCGGCTTGTGGTGGTGCCGCAGCTGGAGCTTGACGGGCTGCGGGAGGTTTCTTCTCTGGTTCTGGCGCAAGACTAAATTCGAGAGCCTCCCTTATATCGTTAGCTGTATCTGTATCTCCACGCTTCTCAGCTGTTCGTATCCCTCTATTTGCGGACCTTAATGCTATCTTTTTGGCCTGTTCTAGAATCCGTCTGTTTCCTGCAATGGACTTCCCTAATCCAGCCTCAAGCCTTGCCAATCTATCACCCTCCGCCTCAGTAAATGCAGAGCCAAAGGTTGCTTTCAATTGAGACAGTACTGATACGCCAAGGTTGTATGATAGTTCGGCCTCATCGGCAGACTCCATCCCTAGATATTGCTTTGCTTTAATTTGCGCCGCATCAAAGCCACCAGTTTCAACCATATCAAGTAGATCTAGACTTCTTTGAATGACGGCATGTGAATCAGCCGCCTCAATACCTCTATCCATAGAGAGCTGAGCTCTTTCCTCCTCATTCCTGCCTTTCGTTTCCTGAATTTTTTTTAACCCAGCAGCAAGAATATCAGCGGCTCGTTTTTCCTCTGGAGTTTCTGTAGACATCTCGTAACCTGGAGGTATATCAAAAGACGCTAGCTTTGCCTGGCCCGTTGCCGGATCAACTGTTGGAGATGCTAAAACTTTCTCGCCGGTTTCTACATTTTTTATAGTGATTGGCTGGAAGCTTTTTACCCCAGCCTTCTCCCCTGGTCTCGGCGCATAAGCCTTCTTAAGCTGATCAAATCGCTCCTGAGTTAAAGTCGTAGTCTTTATCCCCTCAAACAGTTCTGGGTTTTGCTGAATCACGCTGTCAAGGTGGGCCTGCGCTTGTTCCAACGTTTCCATTTTAGAAGCTTCTTTTAGCGTGCTATCAAAAAGCTCTTTATTTTCACTATAAATCTGACGCATCCTGTCTGATTCTGAGCGCGCCATTTCCTCTTCCGTTTGAGCCGCCTTAAGCTTCGCCTGCTCTCTCTGGGACTTCTGAGCCTCAAGTTGAGCCGCTGCTTGTGGGTCTATACCATAGAGCTGCTCCATGGCTCCAGGTTGCCCCATGTAAGCGCTTTGGATTAGTTTGTTTTTCTCAGCTTCTTGCCGCTGAAGCCCCTGCGCCTCAAGGCCACGACCAATAGCTGCGCCAGCCTTTGCTAAAAATGGAGTATATAGTTGTTGTGGCATTATATTATCTCACTTATACCTGTGCTTATATAGAAGATGATTTTACCCACCACCTGCCAAATAGCCCCCGTACATTTGCGCACCCATCCCAAATACATCGCCCATGAAAGCCTGCTGAGCACCGGCTCCAGCCATTCTCATCTGAGCAGCCTGTTGAGCCGCACTTGTTAGTCCGCCACCTACTTGCGGAATAGCGCCACCTCCTGTCAGGGCCCCCATTGTAAGCTGCCCTGTTCCTGGAAGCTGCCCAGCAACCAGTGTTCCCGTAGGCGCGGACCCAGCTCCTGGGGTCGTGTAAATTGGAGTACCACCCGGGCCCCCTAAATACGGAGAGCCACCAACGATAGGCTGACCTGCTCCAGGCGCACCCATTGTAAGTGCACCACCTCCAGGCACCCCGCCAACTCCAGGCTGACCAGCGTATAACTGTCCCATTCCTGGTAATTGACCGGAAATCATAGGCTGACCCATTCCCATGCTAGCTAATGCGGTCGCTGTTTGAGGTGAGGCCATAGCCCCAAGCATATTCATGTAGTTCTGGTAGTACTGAGATTGAACATCAGAGCCAGCCTTGGCGGCTTCCTCCATCCTCCTTCCAGAATAAGCGGTACCCATTGTGGCGGCTTCTTGCTCAACCTGTTTTTGGCGCTCTTCCAAAGCCGCTTGATACCCAGGCATCTGCTTATAAGCTTCACCAGCCTCGCCAGGGGCTAACCCGAGTTCAACGGCCATCTGTTGCCGCGCTTGCTGCTCAGATGTTACAAAAGGCTGTAAAGCTTGCTGTGCCGCTTCTAGCTGGCCTTTCTGTTGAAGTACTTGAGCCTCATACCTGCGTTGCTCTTCGCCTGTGAGTTGCTGCCAGCGGGATTTCTCTTCTTGAGACAGGAGATCGTAGCGGCGTTTTTCTTCCGTGGTGATTGCTTCCGAAAATCCTACTCCACGGGCATACCTTAACTTCTCTTCTGTGGTGTACGCATCATAACGCTGACGCTCTTCTGCTGTAAGCTCGTCAACTCTCGCAACTTGGTCTGCATAACGAAGTTTTTCTTCCTCTGTCATGCCTTCAATACGAACACGCTCAGCTTCGTATCGTTGCTGCTCTTGAGTTACAGCGGACTCATATCTCGCTTTCTCTTCTGCTGTTAATGATTCGTAATATGCTTGCCTGTCGTCATAGCGCACTTTTTCGAGATCCGTCATGGCCTCATAGCGCTGCTGTTCCAGTGCTTTTAAATCGTTGTAACGCTGTTGTTCTGTCGATGTTAGCGCTTGATATCTGCTGGCCTCCTCTAGACGACCGATCTCCCAGCGACGAGATTCTTCCTCCATTCGCTCTCGCTCGAATTGAAGCTGCGCTGCGGATGCTCGCTCCACAGAGGCTGCGCCCTGAGCTGCAGATTCCTCTGCAGCTGTGATGCCCATGAGATCTTTTGCTAAACCAACACCAGAAATATCTTCTATTATGTCACCGCACATAATTAAACCTATAAGATTCGCCGACTTTTATCATGTCGTGTGATTCAGAAATTTTAGCAATTGCATCAACAGGCAGCCCTGTTGATGTTGATAGTTGAATGTCGTTAGCCCCCTCGTCCTTTGCCAATTGGATATACTTGTTTGCCAAAAGGCTTCCTATCCCTTTTCTACGAAAGTCTGGGTGCACGTAGAAAATACGATCAGCGGCAGCACGGCAATCAGAAAAATACATTTCGCCTATTACAGCCATAAAGATTCCAGCTATTCCATCACCTTCTTCAGCTACTAAAGTGATCTTGCTTGAGTCCAGTATCATTGATTTTGCGAATGATTTTAACTTTTCTGGATTTATATCAAACACGCGATATCTAGACTCGCCATGCATTAGCACTAGCAAACTGTATATCTCGTCAAAATCAGACATTGCTGCTTCTCTAATCATCTAATTTCCCCGCTGCTCTAAGGCTTGCCAACAAGGCGTTAACCTGTGTAATAGCGTTGTTCAAGTCTGTCACCAATGTGTTTACATCTGCTTTAGTCTCGTTGGCCAGAATTATCACAGACGCCAAGTCTGTAGCGTTAGCGCTATCGACAGACACGGTAGAGGCAGCAGCATCAGAGACAGCATCACCTACCTTCGAAATCTCGTATAGAAAATCCTCAAAGTAAGGAGTAGCGCACCCGTTCTTATCAACGATAATTATGTTGCTTTCAAGGCTCATATGCTCACCTCTGGATAAAATCGTGCACCGTAGAATTGAACGTCAACCGGATCAGTCACCTCTAAACGTATGCCAAAATCTTTATTCCTCACCACCCTTCCAAATCTTCTTAATGGAACACGGGTTCTATGATTGCCGTATTTCCCTAATGAGATATTGCTTTTCTTGGTCCAGGTGTTCCCTCCATCCTTGGTGAAGTAGACAATCATCTTAGGATCGGCACTCGGGTCATCTGTCTTGGCAACCTCCATGTCTATCTCGATTAGAGGGATAGTCATATTCTTGTCAGTAGAAATAAACTCAGATACTAGTTTAGTTCTCAGTATTTCGTTATCCTCAGTTCTGTTTGATGGGTCCAGAGTCCATAGTTTACCCTCTATGATATCACCGCAGATAATAGCGTTATCATATTGAACAGCAGAGTTAACCCTCCAGTAGCCGAAGCCTTCAGATTCCCTAGTATGGGTTAAACCTGTATTGACATCGAAGCCCCACGTCCACCCCTCAGAAGGGAAAGTGAGGTAATAGGTAGAATGCACCGGGCCATCAACAAAGAAGCCTACAGCGTCCTCTAGCTGGGTAAAGCCAGGGTAATCAGCGGACCCGTTGCCTTTCACTTTAAGCGTGAAATCCAGATCTGAGATATTCACAAGCTCGGTGCCTTGCATCATTCTCACTGTCCGGTCATCAGCTAGGAATGCAAAATAATCGTTTACATCAGCAAGAGAATCGACTGACAGTATGCCCCACTCTTTTGAGCCGCCATTTACCCGCCTAACTGGGAGGGTGGCGTCCACAATAGACTGCCAGTATTCTGTCGTTTTCCCGCCCAATATAAACAGCGCCGATTTCTTGGCTATAATGGCCTTAACCTCATCCGGGGCCTCTTCAGCTGAGGCAAACGTCAGCGGATTATAAGCAGTCGCATCGGATACGTCAGAGCCGAAAAACTCATTGGTGCCATCTCTAACCAGCCAGTGCCGTTCATTCAAAACCGTAACCGACGAGCTTGGGAAGAAGTCAGGATCAGATATTAAGACTAGGCCTAGGGCAACACTGTACACATAACCCACGCCTGAGCCGTTAAGGATGAGTATCTCAGAATCACCAGGGATGGCATTAGGTACAAGCTTGGCGCGACCTGAACCGTTCACGGCACCGATGTTTGTTACAGCGCCAGCTGAATCAACACGGTAGAACCTGGAGCCTGCCACCAAGTAAATAAACCCATTATTAACCAGCAAATTAGACCTAACAGGGGCCTCCATGCCGGTAGCGAATAGGGTTAGACCTTCCGCTTTTTTAACCGAGGCATACGTCCCGTCTCGGTTAACCTCAGGAATTAGATTCACTAAGCGCCCTCGACTCTTTTTAGAGCCGTAGTCTTTCTCGCGCATCAGCAACGGAAACTCAGCCATAACGCGGCATCCCTATCTTAATTGGGTGGGAGTCCGTGTCGAATGAGAGCATGTCATTTTTGAGGCGCTGAGCTTCTGACATGATCAGCGCAGTTCTTTCAGGCGATGCACCGTATTTGGGTATTAATTTAACCGCCACATTGTAAATAAATGCCTCTTGCGCATACTCAGGTACATCAAGGGTTTCTTCGCCTTGAGTCATGACCTGCATTTTTCGTTCGTATGTGAAGTTGATTACGGGCACTGAGCTAATAGGCGAATTCCAGAAATACATCACGCCATACTTTTCACCGGCGACATCTTGACGGTCGTAATAGGCCTGGATTGGCGTGCCGGTCTGGTCTTTATTAGGCAGAGCAAAGTACTCTTCCCTAGAGGCATTAACTATCTGAATTTCGTAGTCTTCACCCTCTTTACGACGGATATCTGTAACTCTGGAAACAGGAATAAACGTGTCTCTGTAATTTCTTACAAAGGCTCCGCTATTTGTAGCCAGTGGAATGGCATCTTTAACAGTTACGGTAGCCCCGTTGATGAAGGTTACGGTTGTCCAGAACAGGTCGTTATCGTTTTGAACAATACCTATAACATCATTACGCTCTATATCATCAGCGGATGTGACACTGAATGTATAAACACCAGCCGCAGTATCAGCAGTGGTGGTAGTTTCGAAATACTCGTTTGTTACGCGAGTTGTAGACTGGCGGAAATCATACTTCTCTTGGCCAACTTTAAGAAATAAAGATCCTTCTGTTTCAGTCCACAAGTGCATGCCCTGCGACTGCCACTCTTTTAGTAGAAGATTGCCGCTCCTCTTGAAGCGAGCAATCATATCGCCGTCTAGAGATTCCCCATCCGCTGCAATCTGTAAAATATCAAATGCCTCTGCCGCTGCGTCATTTACAGACAGTGCCAGAGTGTAATTGCCGGATGTGGCCATGATGCCTCTCTAAATTATGTCAAAACTAGGTACTGCGTCCGTTGTTAAATCTTCGATCCGAACATCCTTAACCACACGTTGCGGCTTGGGTACTACAGGGAAATCCTGAGGCTGGCGTTGATGCCATGCCTCAGGGATTACGAAATAACCTTCCCAGCGCCTCAGAACCTGGCTCCTCTTTACTTTAAAACCAGTCGTGTCGCATATTGTGTTCGAGTCGTTAGGACTAAAGTAATCAGTCGATTTTGCTCGTCTTCCCATGGCTAGTACTCATTTTGGAATATCACCCATTTAAGCTCAGCAGTATCTGTGTAGCTGTTAACCACTAATCGCGTGGCCGATGAATGCAATTCGCCAAGCTCCTTTAAGTCGGCCGTCTTAGCCGTTAAAGCCTCCATGTTAAACCAGGATATGTTTTCAGGAGTTCCAGCGTTAAGCTGAGGATGAATCTCTTCAAGAGACTCCTGCACCGTGTAATCAATTGTGCCTGTCACATCTACAGCATGCGTAGCGGCTTCATGGGCTCGATAGTTCAAAGGCAGAAGCTTAGTCATTACCTCATCAACCCAACCGATATCAAATGTGCCTACAGTAGCCGCATCAGTTGTGCCTGAGGTCACCGTCAACCAATACTTTGTGGTTTCGATGGTAGTAGCATTAGGCAACACAATATCCTCAGTCTGAGCAAACCCGTCAGGGTCAGTTCCAACCAGAGTTAAAGTCGGGGCATTTCCTGCAGGCTCATTTCCAGCGGTCGTGATAACCAGTCTATGAGCAAGGCTGTCCCCTGAGCCAGTCGCGAGCCATTCGGCATCTGTGCCGAAGGCCCACGCTGTTCCCGTTGGTAGATCGTCCGCTATGCCATTTGCATCGACATTAGCGGGATCTATATCAAAAACAAACGGCTTCATTATGAATCAGCCGCTGGTAGTAGATAGCCAGAGGTGTCAATCACAGAGGCGCTATAGTTCTCAGTAAACGAGAAGTTTGTTCCTGCTGTAGCAACCAGCTCACCTGCGATGTCGCGAGACATAAATCTGTTGTTTGACACGAAACCAGTATTTGCCGTAGTCGTGTCAGCACTGATGGCCACAAAACTGGCTGCTGCCAAGGTTGCATATCGGTTACCATCAATCAGCACATTGGTCAGATCTTTACCTGTCAAGGCCTCAACTAAGTGCAGGGCGTTGGCATTCAGGTGATTTACCACGCAATCCTTAACCACCAAGCGGTCAAGGTCAGCAGCCGTCACGATGAATGAATCAATGGCTGCATCAATTCCAGTGGAGACACAACCTTCGACATGTAGACCGTCAGCGGCGTTATCAGTGGTGCTTGATGCGTTGATATAGTCAACGAAGTTCAAGTCCGCACCTTCTTCTGCAAACTCACAGTTTAGGATGCTAAGATTTGCCGCTGTTACATCAATGGCATTGGTGATATCGGCGAATGATGCTTCTAACACAAGATTCATCAATGTTACATTAGCCGCTGATACGGTTACCGCAGCTGCCGCCGCCGTATCTAGCACAACTTTAGGCCGAAGCGCGCCAGAGCCAATCCCGATAATCGAAACGCCTGCAACATCACACGCGATACCTCCATCGGTTGTAATCGTCTCTTCATGCCCAGGCAGAACAAAGATTACATCGCCACGACTGGCCACACATCGACCAATTGCAAAATCAATTGTTCTGAATGGGCGCTGGAATGTACCGTTACTTGGCGACGTTGAATCAGCACCAGCAATACTTTGATTTTTGTCTAGCAGAACATCTGCATTGCTGACAAAAAACACCTCTCCAGGATTGGTTATAGTCAGGGGCACACCTTTAATGGTGACCCCATCCTTAAAACCGCCTGGGAAATTTGAAATACTCATTGTTTTTCTCCTATGAACCCATGTAGGGCCTTTTCAGGACCGCCATAGTTCGAAAGTGTTAATTACTGGCCGCTGCCCCAGGCACATCGTGGGTCAGTGAAGCCATACGACTTGTAAAACATCCCCTTGCTTCGGAAGTTTTCAGTCCCAAAATCGTTATCCTGACTGAATGTATAATCCATCCGGTTAAAGATCTTGAACCCATCATCAACATCAGTGCGGATAAACCACTCAGACGCTGAAGTGAAGCGATGGTTGACGTGATAGCCATTCGGGAAAATGTCATACACGGGGTTAACAGTCGCTGTATTAGCGGTGTTAGGCTCGTACATTGACCCAAGGATACGCTCGGCAGTCCAACGAAGCTGACGCGGGATGTGCAACGATTTAGCTTTAGCGCTAATTAACAGGCCTGCGCCGTCTCGGAAATCCTCAAGTTCTGTCATTGCATCTTCAATCGCGGCTTGCGATAGAGGAGTAAAGACAGTGAATCGGTTAGAGAACGTGCCGCCCTTGCCCAATACGTGAGCGGTGCTGAACAGGGGCACGCCATCGCCGCCATTAACACTATAAGCGGTATTGATGACATTGGCCGCCAACTGCTCATCGGTATGAACCAAAGAACGCTTCAGCATTGTGCCTGCTTTCTGGATCAGGTCGCGCTTCAGGTTATTCATCTGGGCTTCCATTGTGATAATGGTGCCTAAAGAATAAACAGCGTGGGTGTAAGTAGTCGCGAAATCTTGCTTTTCTGCATCGTAAGAGGTGTTATCACCCTCTGGTTTCAAAGATGCAAGGCCAGTTCCTGACAAGCTTACATCGACCTCATACGCTTTCTGTGACTGAAAAGTATCGAATATTTTGTCATATTCCATCTCTTTCTCAGCGTATTCGATGGTCGCAATCGCGTTGATGCCCTCTTGTAATAGGCGGGCTTCAGAGCCTTGAGTTACTATGCTAGCCATGACTAAATCCCCGTCTGGTTAAGGGCTTCTTGAGAAGCGTTGATTGAAACCACCCAGTCAGCATTTGTGCCAAGCTCATTCTCTGGCGCGTCATGCACTCGGTGTAGCCGCATATTCAGGGTGCTGGTGCTAGCCGCTGAGTCACTATCTAGCTCCATACCAGAGACCCCTGTCACTGCGTTCCCGGAACCAACGACCACATTAATGTTCAAGCCTGCCTCGGTGATCTCGATATCGTTACCTACAGAATCTTCCTGACAGGTATAAAGCACATCTTGACCCCAATACACAAAAGCATCACGCGCTGTTGAAGCTAATCGGTGGTTGGTGGTTAGCGTACCTTCATCAGTAAAATCTGGCAGGAATGAAGCAATAACGCCAATAGAGGCGTCTCCGGCAGCTGATTGAGCTACAACAGGCTTTGTTCCGGTTGCGTCAGCGGTCCCAGTAAGCTTTACTAAGTCACCTACAAAGCAAGCAACTGAATCGCCAGCGGCAAATGTTACGCGGCGTAGTTTCCCGTGAAAATCAGCACCAGACAAGGTGCCGATTGGTGTTAGACCTGCTGGTCTATCTGCATTGGCCATAATAGCCTCCTTTAAGTTAAGTTAATAATGTCGTTTGTCTGCCCATTCTTAGAGCATAACAGCGAACCTTATGCTTAAAGGTGCTATCTGTATTGGCCATACTTAGACCATCTTTGTAAATAATAGCCTTATATTCAGCTGATTACAACATTTTTGACGTTAAGTCCATAGGGTTATAGCGGGATGGGCTTTAATCTGCTTGACATGTAACGTTTATCTGTTACGCTTTTAAGCATGGCAACGTTAATTAAATGCGTAATTTGCGGAAAGAAGAAGTGGTCCAGGGCTGATGCTCTAACGTGCTCAGGTAAATGCAGAACCAAAAAATGCAGGAGGGATAAGAAAAATGGTTTACGAACTTTATGACAACGAACCATACCTAATAAGCTTTAGTGGCGGCCGATCCTCTGGCTATATGCTCCATAATTTGCTTGAAGCAAACAACGGACTACCGGGGCAAGCCTATGTTTTATTTGCCAACACTGGAAAAGAAATGCCGGAAACACTGGACTTTGTAGCAGAGTGCGCAGAGCGGTGGCGCGTCAATATCATCTGGCTAGAACACTGTTATGGCGATGATGGAAAAGTCTCTTTTAGGGTCGTTAACCGCGACACGGCATCGATGAACGGAGAGCCATTCGAGGAGTTGATAGGTAAGAAACATATGCTCCCAAATGTTGTTACTCGCTTTTGCACTGAAGAACTAAAAATTAACCCCATGTTTAGATACATGCGATCAATTGGAATAAAGAAAAAGAACCTAACCGATGTGATCGGCATCAGGTATGACGAGCCGCGACGGGTGGCAAAGATGCGCGCCAGGAACGAAGTAGAAAAATTCGAAACAATCGCGCCTTTGGCTGAAGCAAAAGTTGATAAATACGAAGTTGGCTCTTTTTGGAAAGCTCAGCCATTCGATTTAAAGCTAGACAACAACAACGGTACAACACCTCTAGGCAATTGTGATCTCTGCTTCTTGAAAGGAGAGAAAAAAATAAGCTCAATTATTCGCGATCATCCATATCTGGCTGAATGGTGGTTTCAACAAGAGGACAGGATACAAAAAGGCTGTAGAGACGCTGGCGGGAATATTGAAAATGCCAGTTTTATAAAGCGCATTCCTTACCGAGCTCTGCCTGGCGCAAACATAGACGACCTGCTAAACATAGAGATTGAGTGCCTTGGCTGTACCGATTAATCTAGTCGCCCAACGTTCTGCTGTTCTAAGTGCAGGGTTTATCAGTGGAGAAAGGACAAGAAATGAATGATCTGAATAAAACTATCTATATAAGCACAGAAGTAGGCGTTGGCGGGCATGAGCCGGGAGTAGATGGCGAGGTTACCAATCCTGTGCACAATTACGAGGATGCTAAAAAGCTTGCTGAGCATTTTGAAAAGCATGGAATATCGGCAAAGATAAAGAATACGGGAGACACTGAATGTGAACAGCACCACAACACCTGAAACAAACACCGAGGAAGGCGGTCTGGTTGAGCCGCTTGTTATATGCGCGTTTAGAGAGCTTAGGGAGAAATGGTTTAATGCTAAATTGAAGCGATTTGCCCATGAGCGAGAATGGGAAGAAGAGTGGCAGACTGAATCAAGAGAAGAGGAAAACAGAGGGCTTAAGGTGATATTTGATAAGCAAACCGAGGAGATTATCGCTGGCAATGCTGCGCCAATAGCGCCGACATGCTCCCACGATATGAGCATATAACGCAAAGATAACCCGCCGGACTGAACAAAGTGAACGTGTTAATCGACTTGTTATAAGTCAGTAACTAACCAAGGAGGCCGAGATGAATGGGTTCAGTTGGATTATAATTTTAGCAGCATTGGTATTCGTATTGTTGTATTTAATTGGTACAGATAAGAATGAAAAGATAGCTAAAGTAACTAGTAATTGCAGTCCTACAAGTCTTGTAATTATCGCCAGCAACGGAGACCCTGTGAGAGTTTATGACTGCTCTGAAGCTGGCTTATAACGAACAGCTTGAGGGGCTTGCGGCCACTCAAAACTTAAAGGTAACGACATGAACACTGAAGCTGGACAAAACCAAGGAACGTCGCGGACGCAAGTCCATTCTAAGCAATTGTTAGGTGTTGATTGGTTTGGCTATGAATTACTTAAACCAAGTAAATATCCACCTAATTTTATTCCGCGAGGCGCTACGCCTGTTATTGGCATTGACCAAGGCTCACCAGATGGTGATTGCACTTGCAGAGGGTTTTATAAGGATGGTGTTTTTCATGTTCAGGAGGTTAAGCACAATGATTAGCGGAAAAGAACTTTTGATAGGGATTATTTGCGGAATCGTTGGGATGGTTTTGTCTGGACTTGCTGCTGCATTCATTAGCAATCACCAAGATATCGCGCCGGTTGCAACGCACTTGATGTCTGGCTCATTCGCCACATTGGGCGCACTTGCCGGTGTAGCAATGGCCCGGATAGACACCTAACGCCCCGCATCAGCTGGACGCAACAAGCGCCAGCGCAGTTGCGGATCGGCTGAATGCGATTGTTATACGTGCCTTATGGAGAGGTTAAATGCTAATACGTTGTTGTGGATGCGAAAAGAAAGTTGACGCCAGGCTGACTGATGGAGGTGAAATATACCCTCATAGACCTGATTTAAAGTCACTTCCGTTTTGGAAGTGTGACGCTTGCGGGAATTACGTTGGGTGCCACCATAAAACCAAGAATAGAACGCAGCCGCTTGGGTGCATTCCTACGCCTGAGATTAAGAATGCAAGACAGCATATTCATAAATTGCTAGATCCTATCTGGCAATCTGGGAAAATGAAACGAAAAGAAATTTACAAGATTTTAAGCGATAGATTGGGCTGGAAATATCACACGGCCAACATACGGAGCGTTGAAGAAGCACGTGAGGTTTACCGCATAATTCAAGAGCACGTATAACGCCAGCGATTAGCGGCAACGCTTTTTGTTGTCCGCTAGATTGCATTGTTATACCGCACAACTAAGGAGCTAGAATTGACAAATAAATATAAAACGATTATTGCTGATCCGCCATGGAGGTATGGAAAGTGGGGTGTAGCTACGCCCGAAAGCAGGCCAAACGGCAAGCAATACGATATGCCATACGAAACCATGACCATTTCCGAAATTGCCGCGCTTCCAGTTGCCGCCATGGCTGCGGAGAATTGCGACCTGTACCTGTGGACCACGCAGAAGTATTTGCCGCAAGCGTTTGATGTGCTGAAGGCGTGGGGATTCAGGTATTGCCAGACCCTGACATGGTGCAAGGCACCACGCGGAACCGGCCAGGGTGGCTTGTACTGCCCCACAAATGAATTTTTGATACTTGGGCGCAAGGGCAGGATGCCAACCGGAAAAACGCGCAAGGATTCAACGTGGTGGAAAGTGAAGCGACCGCACAACCAGCATAGCAAGAAGCCAGAGTTCTTCCAGGATATGATAGAGCAACAGAGCGATGGCCCACGGGTTGAGCTGTTTGCCCGCAGACCCCGTGAAGGTTGGGACGTGTGGGGGAATGAGGTTGAATGCACTGCCGAACTACCTGGCGCGGTATAACGGTTGCCATAAGCCGACGCGAAGCCGCAACGCGGCAAGCGGTCGGTTTGATGGCTTGGTTATACGGCACTTTCTCCGGTGCTTAAATTAACTGCAATTAAATGCAGTTTAACGCTTGACATGCTGCAATATATTGCATATAATTATTACCAAGTTAAGGCAAATAACAACGGAGAGAGAGATGGGAAGAATTGTTTTTAAAGCTAAAGTTAAAACAGCTACTTCTGGACGTGAATATATAAGCGTGCCAAAAACGGTTAAAAAAGAACATTTTTTCGGTGAGCATCGATCTAGCAATACCAGTATTTTCGAGGAAATATTAAAGCGTGAATTAACTATCGCGATCGGGAAAACCAAGATGATTTATTTAGATAGCTTGCCTCATAAGGTTAGTATTTCAGGCGATTTTATGAAAACAGTGGTGGTGGAGATATGAAGTACGGAGATGTTAGCGAAAATGATTTCATGCCGCACTGGAACGAGATTCAAAAGCTTGCGTATAAGAATGCCTATGAATGCGTTTCAGGGAATCCTTTCCCGCCAGGTAGCGCTGAGGCGGTAGAGTATAGGCGCTTCTATTCTTCAACTAGGGACGAGATATTAGAGGCTATCGAATCGGGAGAGATTGGAGTGGTTTTTAAATGAGTATTAAAGAAAACCTGAAAGCTAAAGGCTACACCAGAGACGAAATAAAAGCCCGCTGGGGCATCAAGGAACGCCAATACTACAACGTGCTAGCCAATCCTAAACAGATCCACGTCGACGCGGTTAACGGCCTGCCACGGAAAAAGAAGGGTGCCGTATAACGTCGCAATTAACCGGACCGCCGAGAACGAAGCTACGGAGATAAAGACTATGACACAGCAAGCAGAAACCACGCAATCAGAATCAAACGCCGCGTTAGGCGGGTCCGAGTTGAATTGCTTTGTTAGGCACGATGATTGCACTGATGGATGTTGTTTGCATGGTGTTGGATGGGATGAGCCATGTTACGACTGTGAACCTGAGCTTATACCAGAAGCATCACTTTGAGGAGATTAGGAAAATGTTTGAGAATTACATGAATGACACGTTTCAACCATTGCATGGGCAGTTGCTGTATCGCGTTGTTTTATCTGCCGAAGATGGCCGATATACGCTACAAAACGGCTTTAATAGCGAAGCCAGCGCGATCAGGTACGCAAAGAACAAAGATCATGAATACGGCGAAGGTCAACACCTTTACGTCGAATCTTACTAACAACAGGAGAAAAAATATTATGAAACATAAAAAACGTTATGCAGCTTGGGGTCACGATGGTAGTTTCCGTTTTAAATGGCATCGCGATTTATGGGCATGGTGGAACCGCAAACAATACGGCAAGCCTGGTGCCTAACATAGGGTTAGACCCCAAAGTGGGGTGTATTAAATGCACCCCTCAAGCTAATAGAATCATAGGCTTAACCCCTGATTTTGTCCGATATTATCCATATTAGGGCAAAAAAAGACACTAAGTAATAAACCTATTATCGGGCGGGTGAGGTTTTGATTATGGCCTTAATGAAGCTAGACACATTCAAAAAGCGGTTTGTCGACGGGGATGCTCCAGACACCCGAACCGTAATAAATTGGAACAGGCCAAAAAGATTGGCTTTTCAAGTTCCAATGTTATGCCAGCTAACAACAGAATATACAGACCGTGCAAGCTCAGGCTATAAGCATCAATTAAGCCGCACAGTGTTTAGCTGTGCGGCTTAATCAGCGATCTAAGCGTCGTGCGTTATCTCTAAGCCTTTATCACCGCCAGCAGTGGTCAATGGGGCGTACGTTTTCAATCCTTTGACTCCAGGCATAACACTAGCCTCCGTGTTTGCCACGCCGATCTTCATTGACTGGAGAATGGCCTCGTTCTTATCCACGTTCGGCTGTATTCGGTACTTATGGTAGTCGTCCTTATCCATAAACAGCAGGTAGTTACGGATCGGGTTACCAGCCTTGTCCTTGTCAACAACCTTAGATTCCCACTCACCTGTCACTTGGTCGTTTATGCCTTTAAAGATCTTGGCTGACTTCGAACGGCGTGGAACAGGTTGAGCCCCAAGCGACAGCATGCGATCAACCTCTCCATGCTCATCAGAGCAATAGAACAAAGTCTTATCCTTGTACTCTGGCAGGGTTAGGTAATAACTAGGATCAAGTACCGGCTGCTTCCCTGTCGCAGCCCGGATCTTGTCTTTCTCAGACATTTTATTAACGTCATCCTGTGCACCTATTTCAGGTCTAATATCTTTGTTTTGCTTTTTCATGCTTCACCTAGCAATTGTGCTGCGAATTCTTCGGCCTTTTTAGGGTTGATATCTTTCAGCATGTTGTAAACATCAGTAGCTGGGTCTTTGTCGTTCGGGTTCATGCTGTTAGCACCTAGCCCTTTTAACCGTGCCTTAAGGTCTGGGGCTGGCGTGGCTTTTTTCTTTGCTGCTGGAGTTGAACTGCGCGTGTTCTTTGGAGATGTGAACTTGTCCTGGTGGAGACCCTTGGCTTCCCGATAGGCCAGATCAAGAGAGCGCTGTATTTGATTCGGTGTTAACGCAGCTATTTTTTCAGGCATACCACCTGTCAGCTTATCGAGGATCGTGCCCTGCATCATCGCCATGTCGCTGTGAAATTCTTTGTCGAATTGCGGGCTGTTAGGATCAATGATCGGGAACTTGCTTTGAAACTCAACAAGAACCGGGTTAGGGGTATAAGCAGGCTCGTCGGTCTTCTGGGTTTTAGCGTTCAGTGCTGTTATCTCACGCTCAGCCTTCAGTGCAGCAGCAACATCTTCTTCTTCTTCGGCCTTGGCTAGCTGTGCCTTGGCCTCGGCGATAGCGGCAGCAACACGCTCATTCTCCTGCGCTCTCTGCGTCTCTTTCCATGAGGCCATACCGTCAGCAATAGATGACACGGAATCCTTCAGGCTTCGGATCTCCTGCAGGGAATCGTAATGGTCTTTGTAAGCCTCTTCTCCACGGAACTTTTTAGGGTCTTTTCCAGCGGCAACCCATTCCTCGTAGTTCATAAAGCCGGGAGGGCTTTCCTCCTGGGTTTCTTCCTGGGTTTCTTCCTCGCCTTCTAACTCGGCCTTAGCCTTAATATCTTCTTGAGACACTTCCTCATCTTCAGGAAGCTTGTCTTCTATATCATCCAGTACCTTATCCATATCTTCTTGATTAGACATTCTTAGTCACCATTTTACCTAACACGCTTTCATCGTTAACGAACCTATGCTTGTCTCCACTTCCAGGAGGCAAGTCCATTTCCACTCCGGCATACCGATCAAACAGGATGACATCACCCACTTCAATCCAGGGCTTACCACCCAGCTGCTCGGTTTTATAGGCAAAGTCTCCAACATGTACAACCAGCCCATGGAAAGTGCCTTTAGATTCGCGCTCTTTTTGGTTCGCAGTCTTCACCTCAAAACCAGCCTTGCCCAAGGTCTCATACTTCTGTTCCTCGGATGCTTCCAATGTAGTTACGGCTTCAATCGGCTTGATTAAAATCCTATACCCCACTGCTTCGGGGTTTCCGTTTGCAATAAGGTCTCTTGCCTTACTGAGATCTTCTTCTGATACCATGCTTTCTCCTAGTGGTTATAAACTAACTTAACAGTTTCTTCCTGTTCTCTTAGAGTGACCAGCACCTTTTCGAGATCTTCCCCGTTTGGTACCTCTTCCCACTCATCGTTGTGCAAGACAATCTTTAGCGAACCAGTCTCCATGTCATTGCTCTTTGCAATAATAGAAGTCCCTTCTGGCAATGAATCCATCAATGCAGACTCAAACTTTTTGCCGTGAGTCGCTATCTCATGCATGCTCAACAGTGCTAATTTAAGTTTCCTATTCATATTTCCTCTGGTTCGTTTTTGAATTCAGGCATTTCAATAACGGCTTCAGGATCCAGCATCTCATGGCGTCTAAGCTCATCCTGCACAGCTAAAGCGCTCATGTATCCCTGTTTCTTACCCTCAGTTATAACGGTCTTGGAGAATGTCTCTTCCATACTGGCAAGATTAATACCCGCCCCGTTACCCAATGCCTCCCTGAGCTGGTCCTGGCTCCACCATAGGCACTGTAGGTAGGTTCTTGTTACCGGGTCCTTGAGCCATAGCTCCACCTGGTCCTGGGATAGCTGGTTGTAATTTGTCATAATTCATTTTGTTGATATTGGTTTGGTTGTAAGTCCTGGCAGTACAAGGGTTGCGATGCCTGTTTCGTCTCGCATCTCCACAGCGTCATACCCCAAATTCTTTGCTGTCTGTCCTCTGATCCTCTGAGCCTCCCACGATGCCTCTGCGGGGTCTGTCTCACGGAAAAACTTATACAGTTCATCTTCATCAAGGCTGAATATATCGCTACTACTATCTTCGGATATGTAAGGGTATATTTCGTCTATATCAGCATCATCTAGCCATGGCGTTGATTTTTTTATAGCCTTCTTAGCTTCATCATAATCAATATCATAATCAAACATCTGATGAGTTAGTATTTTTTCTTTATCCAGAACAACTTCATGTCTGCTAGGACCATACATCCCACCTTCCGTTCCTGCAAAAATACCCCCAAACTTACCTTCATCTTTAACTGTTATTGGGCTGGCCTCATGAGTGTCATGAAACAATAGCACCTTCCTGTCTTCTGGAATATCTACATCCCTGCTTACAATGTCTTTAGCCTTTTCTACTATTTTAGAAGCCCCGGACGGCAAAGAAGTGACCAGCCCGAGCGCTATCATCCCTACTCCGCTGATATCGCCGCGTTCAAAAGCCTCGTGTGCCTCTGCTGCAGATTGCAAATCGCCTAATATAGGCGATGCCGACATAGCCTCTCTAGCTATATCGCCAGCAGTAATTCCGGGGCTCCCAGTAACCTTGTCTGGGTAAGGCGAGTAATCCATAAAATTGCTTAAAGCATCTCTAACAGCCCCGATAGGGTTGGCCCTAAGTGCAAGAGTTTTAAATATTTTTCTATTGTCTGCGTCAGTTAATATTTTATCCGCCTCAGAAATGACTTGGTAAGGATTATCGCTCTTTATTGTGTACAGGCTTCTTATTTGGGAGAACTTGTCATCTAGAATCTTTTTCGCTTCTTTCGACCCCCCAGAAAATACTCTAGGCTTCTCCTCCCCATCAACATAAACAGTGACCCCCATACTAAAGACCTCTTTTCGTCATGGTGCTAGTAAGAGGGTTGTAATTATATTCAGTCTCACCATTCAATAAGTTTGCAGGGTTATTTTTTGAATCAATAAACTGATCCTCTATTTGCGCTGCACTTTGAACGGCTTGTTCATAGGCCATACCCATATCGACTAAATCTTTTAGGGACTGGGTGTACAGCCTTGTGATCTCGGCTTCCTGCTTGTCGGCCGATAATCCTAATTCTGACATTTCTCTTGCGGCTTGCATGGCGGAGCGTTGCTGTTCGAGCTGCAGCTTCATACCTTTAAACTGAATCTCTTGAGCGCGTAAATCCTGATCGCGCTTCTGCATTTCCATAGCCGCCATCTGCTGGGCGAGAATCATCTCCTGCATTGGATCTTTTGCGTTAGGATCTGGCTCAGGGGCGAGCTCTTCTATGCCGGTAGTCTTCATGGCCTTAAGAACGTCAATCACAGCCTTACGGTAGTTAAGTACTTGTCCTGGCTGTTGCGGGTCTTTGGCCATCTCAAAAACAACCTGGGCGCGCTGTACCCGCTCTATATCAGATCCTTGGCTTGGGTCAGCTACCATGCGAATATCGAAATCATCAGGGTTAAAGTCCTTCTCCATCGATACCGTGGTTTGAGTATCAAGTACTTTGTTGTACTTCTCATCATCAAAATGGCGATAGTTAAGCAGGGCCATCTTCTGAAGCTCTTGCTTACAGCAATCATAAACCCGCATGACAATGGCGTTAGGCACCTTGAGTGCTTGCTGGAGCCTTGCTAGGTACAGGCTTGCGGCCTCCCCTGGTTGAGCCTCTGCATTAACGGTGGCATTGGTCATTGATCGGGCCGATGAAACCAGATACTCCATGAGCTGGAATAGAACCGTGTTAGGCCCGGCAAACGGTAACTGGACAATGCCATCTCTGAGCGGTCCGCTCCCATTTGTTTCGATAGGTGTTAGTTGGCCCATAACTATCTCAACCGGACCAGACTTAACCGCATTGCCACGGGCAGAGGTTAATTGTTTGGATATCAGGCCAGAGTTAGCTGACGTAATAGAAAGGGTTCCTGCGTCAATTAGTTGGCGAACGTTAGTGTTGATAGATTCAAACATTGGCCCCAGTAGTATTCCCCAGCCTAGCCCCATTGGCCCGCCTTCAGGGTCTGGGATAAACCGATACTGTGTCAGGCTATCAACTGGCACAACCTTAACGATCTCGCCTTCGTCATTCATGTGAACCGTGTCGTCGTCATAACGAGGGTATAGGCACACGATCTTTTCTGAATCTCGATAGATAGTGGCAATGTACGGCTCTTTTAGCCCGTCGTCGTCCAGGTCTATCCATGTTTCCGCGTGGATGAATTCCAGCTCTTCGGCATCTTCTTCAAGTTCATCTTCGGATAAGTCCCATTTCTGACTGCCGCGAATGTATCCAATAACTTGATTGCGGGTGTAGGTTTCCACTCTGAAACGATCCGGTGCTTCCTCAAATGTGGCGTAGGCATGGTTGAATATTACTTGGTCAGCGAGCAGCAAGTCTGAATCAAGGCCCTGCTCTTCGTAACAGAAGAATGAGCGCTTGTAGAACGTCCCGATGATGGGCAAGATCATTAGGCCTTTGTCCTGGTCAGATCGCCACGATGGAATACCATCAATCAGCTGGGCGTTCGTATAATCAGCAACCCGCTTCGCCCTGTCTTCCTTTTCTTTCGTGTTCTCGCCATAGACCTTGGCATGCGCAATTTCGTTAGACCACGCTATCTCCGGGGCTGCTCTTGAGTTGAAATCTAAGGCTGCCTCAAGGATGAATGGCATCATTGTCAGGCTGGCACCTTCGAAGGGGAAGGTTTTATGCTCGATATCTTTGCCATTGGCAGTAGGCTGAAGCTTGGCCAGGCTTAACGCCTTCTTGTACTTCTTGAGCCATGGCTGCATCGACGCCAGAGCTTCATCGTACAGGCTGATAATCTTCTGCGCGGTTCCGCCGTTGTCGCTCAGCTCATCGACTATATTTCCCTCATCAAGATATTTGATCAGAGGAGAAGGTTCGTCTGGCTCCTCGTATGGCTCAACCGCATCAGTTAGCAGTGGAGTTTCCTCTAATGGCAGGGCTGGCTCCATACCGGGCATTCCCGCAGGCTCTTGATTGTATTCAGGCATTAACGTTTTCTACGTTTGATTTTGTTGAGCTCGGCTGGCGTCATCTTTCGCCAGTTACCGCATACGCCGCATCTTGTGTACGTAAACGGTTTATCCTTTGTCTTTATGCAATCTTCACACATATGTCAAGTATAGCTTTGTATGGGCGTCTTATCAATCTGACTCTATATGGCGCTGCAACAAATCGTGGGTATTTGATGCCTACGGCTTGTATTCATCAATAACCTTGCTATGATGAAAGCACAACATTCGAGGTGACTCATGGCATCAAGCATTATTAATCACACAGTATTCGAAGAGATGTTTTTCCAGCAACTAAACGAATCGCTGACTGAAGCAGCCGAGCCAATTGTGCAGAAGGCGATGGCAGAAATAGAGATAGAAATACGGAAACGATTAGCTGAGCATTTGCTTGCAAGAATTCAAAGTGACTTCTCTGTTGAACGAATGCAGAACGATATCAGAATTATTGTGCATCAAGCATTACCTGAGAAGAGAAGAATATAACGCAAGAACATACAGAGAGCGCAATGAAGCCATCAGAAAAAGCAAGACAAGCTGGGTTTAAATCCCTAAAGGAAGTCTCTGAGATAACCGGAGAGTCCACACAGAACCTTAACAACTGGAATAAAGCTAGGCCGCGCAGGTTTCAGTTGTTACTTAAGGGCGCGGCTGTTGAGAAATTGGAGAAGATATGAATTCATCAAAAGAAGATAGCGCTTCGTTCGTGGGCACAGTGCCAGGACATACACCAATGCTAAGCAAGACCGTTCCAAGCAGAACCACAGCAGACGCTTGCGATGAGTTCGCGTTCAGCGGAGAGAAGGGCGAACCCCTAACGAACAAAACAATCCCGCTTGGCAAGAGCGCCGACACAAAACCACCGCTTGGCTTGATGCCTGAGGAACTCTACGAAGCGAAATGCGCTGGCCTCAGGATACGGGAGATAATAGATGCCATGATAAGGTTTAACGATGACAATAGACGCATACCTGATGCTTGGTTTGATGAACTGAGGCAGAGAACTGGCAGCTAAGAACCTATAAGGAGGAAGGAGATGAAAGTGGTGGCTACAGAGCACGCTCTTGAGCTTACATTTACAGATGGTTCTAATATCAACATTCATGGGCATAGATGGGAAGATTGCTCTCTTGGGGTTGATGTTATGGAGAAGACATGAATGATAAATGCATAGGCCTTGCCACTATAAAGGCAGAAGGGAAGTCTCACAGCTTTGATAATCCAGAGATAGAACCATGGGTTGGGTATGTTGATGAGTTCAATAAATTCTTCAATGAGGAATATGGTCAGATGCGTATCCCGAGTGCTGTCAAAAACAGGCTAAAGAAGGCAATGCGCAAGTCTTGGGATATGGCGCTGATGGTGAACGCGAGAGAAAACAAGTCATGACAATCAAAATGACTCCATGAAGAAAAGAGCTGCTGCTTTGAGCCGCTCAATGAGAGAAAATAAATAGTTTTGATATAACCCCGAAGCGAAGGTAGCAATATTTTATTTTAATCATGAAAATATTCCAAAACACGAACGTCAAAGAAGGCGAAATGTACCCGGATGCTTATATTTCGGCGGGCAAATGCAGTGGTAGCAAATACTACCTATCATTGATATCGCCGCTCAACTTCCTGGAAGAGTGGAAGTCTTTCGAGTGCGCGGCATTACTGAATGGGCGCAGGGCGCGCGCCTTAATAGTCGAAATAAGGTTGGGCTGTCGAATTCAGATAGAGTTCCGCTCATACAAGTATGTTGCTTCAAAGACTGTCGCGAGACGCTTTCGTGATTCTCAACAGCCTTGGCAAACTAGATCGTACGTTGCAGGCGGCAATATTAAAGCTAATGAATTAATTTGCTTAGATGGCGGCGTTGTTTATCCAGCCAAAAGTGGAGGGGCTCACGGAATAGCTATATCGTCCTCAATCAATCCTCCTTAGACTTAGCCAGCTCCCTCTCAAGCTCTTGTCTCTTGCGGGCTAGGTCTTCGTCGGACAGCTCACTGAATTCACTAATAGCCTTGGTCTTCTTAGCTGCATCCCATCCCATCATGTCAGATAGCTGTTTCATGGCCTGCATTGGGGAGTGTTGCTTTACCTTCATCCCGTCTCGCCCGGCTGTTAGTTCTGCTATGGATGCCAGCGTCTCAGGCGACTGTTTCGCGCTATCTTTGATCTTCCATGTGGTTTGAACGACAGGCTCTCCGTCCTCCTCTCCTAGCTCGTATTCGCCGAACTCAACCAAGTCCTTCATGTCTACTCGGGCGAGGTTAGAAAGCCTCTCCAGCATCTCTTGGCGCGTCATGACGGCCTTTGAGACAGCCTCTTCCTTCATTGCGTCCATGAAAGCCTTAACCTTAACGTCCCTTAACATTCTTGAAGCGGCGGCATCTATGGAGTTTTCGTCTTCTGATGTCCCTCCAGCATCGATATAGGCTGCTCTATTGCTCATCCCGGCCAAAGAGTTTATTGCTACTCTTTGCTGCAACTTAGTGAGCTGGTTGAATAGTTCTTTTTGCTCTGGAGTCACTGGCTTTCTCCCGCAGCACTCACCAACACAGCCACACTCTTTGGCTTTTGTCTAAACAGGAATGCTAGGCGGCCCCAGAAGTTAAGCCCCTCATACCGGCTTACCTTGTGGTTTAGGATGGTTACCGATGTCTCCAGCCCTTCGATTTCCTTCGCCATGCCCTCTATGTTGTGCTCGTGCACTTGAATCAACGGGGCCTGGTCACCTAATAGCTTGCCTTCGCTTATCATTCTAGCTACGAACTTATCTAGGGCATCTATCTTGGTATCAATATATGGTGGCGTCGTGTCTTTGGCGGCCCACTCTCTTACGCTTTCGAAAGGAGCGTGGAGCAATGAGGCCATCATGGTATTTGATGCGCCGTATTTTGCTTTGAAGTGTGCTAGCTTATTATCCATAAATCCTCTCTTGGAATTTATAAAATACGCAATGTTTCACGCGTATCTCTTATTAGTTTGCTTTAGGTTTCTTCCCTAGAGCCTTAAAAAATATGTGATTAATTCTTTTTTATTAACCCTGGCGGCTTTACGGCTGGCCTGGGCGGCCTTGGAGTTATCGCTGTGGATGTCGCCCCTACCAGCCCACCTACGATACCAGAGAGCCACACTTTAAGCGGTATCTCTGACATCTGGTCCAGCATTAACTTACTACTATCAGGGATTGAGTCCAGCCCTGCCTGGAATGCAACAAAGAACCCTATCAAAAACAGGCTTAATCGTTTCAGCATGCTCTTGTTAAGGTCGTTTTCCACCCTAGTAAGCAGGCCTTTTGGTTGGCGCTAGCTTCTTGTCGCGGATAGTATTACTGGTATTTACCGTGCTTTGATAGCCGTATGGCTGACCTGTAGGCCCATGTTGTTGCGGGATTGCTGGGCACGGTCTAGGATATATCATGATCATTAGTAAACACCTCCTCCACGATTAGATTGGCGATTCTTTTTTGTTGGCTTTTTCTTCTTGCTTCCTGACTTATGTCCTTTATTGCATGGCATAGCACTCTCCTCTTAACTGCACGCCTCTAGAACAGTGAATTCTTTTGCTGGGGCTTCTGTATGGTAAGTTCTCGTCGCATCTGTATATATTCCGCATACCTTCCATATGCCTGGCTGGTCAAAATCCGAAGCGATCGATGTAAATTCAAAGTATGTACTCTCCGCCTGGTCCCCGAGATCAGGATCGTTCACCAAGGCAACAGCAGGGGCTGTTACTGGATTAGAAGACGCCTCAGTCTTAGTAAGTTTAGTATTATCTGGCTTTGTGAAAATAAGACTGAGACCAGTCGACGTCGACATATTAAACCCGCCAGTTGACAGCCTGAATTCTCGCCCTACTTCACCAACAGTTATGCTCATAATTTATCTTCAACGCCTTTCCCAGATTTAGATATTACGGCCTCTAAGCCCTGCCCACTTCTACTGATTATAGACAATACACCAATGCTTTGCGATATCACCCCTAAAACACCCTGGCCGCCCTCTGATATTGTGGCTTCTACGCCTTGTCCATGCCTATCAATGAAAGACAGAACGCCAAATGTCAAATCCGGTACAACAACCAGAGCGCTATAGTAGTTATTAAGAAACTGCTGTCTTCTGAATAAGAAGTTCTGGTTTCTTTTGATGGCACTTAAGTTGTCCTGCCACCTGATTATCATGATGTCGTTACCGTAAGATGTGTGTCATCTGCGGTTCCATTGCTAAATTTATACGTAATTACATCGCCATTTGTATCAGCTGCCAGTAGATTTACTTTATAAATGCCGCTTCCAACCTCTGATATTGAGCCTGAAATTGGCCCGAAAGGTGCGCCGTCAATGCTTCGCTCCCCTGTCACGACAATGCCAGGAGCTGGAGTCACATGATCAGAAGCAAGCACCATTAAAAACTCTAAGTTGCTGAAGGCCTGATTCTTTTGTACTCCATCCGTTAGCGTTCTCGTTGTTGACGCCCACACTTTATCTGCTGATGCTTGAGTTATAACTACACCGCTTGTGCCGGTATCGTCTAAGATGTCAGCTGTGTTCTGAGTGTTATCATCGTAAACAACAGCAACAGCCCCGCCAGAATTATCAGTTACTTTGAAATTACCACGCACATATATTGTTCCACCGGTACAGCTCGCAGCAATTACAAGCTGTCCATTACCCTCCAGAGACATTGTGTCTGTGCCGGTCGCACCATAGTTACGAACCTCTACGCCCCCAGAATAGCGCCTCATAGATAGCCCTGTATTGCCAACTGCCGCCCCAAAATCTATGATAGGTGTTGGGCTTCCAGGAACTTGAGAGTAACAATCTGAGAGCGTGTAGTTCGCTGCTGCGGTTAGCGTTAGAGTCCCTCCAAGGCCGCAAAATTTTAGATGCGCTTGGCCAAGAGAGCCAGATACAAATTCACAATCTACAAAATGCACCTCTCCTGCTGGTGATGTAGCGGTTCCAGTTACAGACTGAGCCCCGATGAACTCAGACTCAGAAACGTCTTGACCACCTAAAGCCAACGAATACCCCACACCTCTAAAAACCTGATCTGTTTGAGATGCCGTTAACGTTATGCTAGATCCTGGGGCAACCTCGAATCTGGATAATGTTAGACTCGCAGCAAGAGTGTTCGCGTCTGCCATCCCATCTACTGGGTTGAGGATTGTTCCGCTCTCATAATCCGTAGTTCCTCCTGCGCCATTAATAGTGTCGATGAATATTGCGCCACCTTCGTACGAACCAAATTCCTGTAAATCCCTGAGACGCTTTCCTGATGAGTTGGAGATATTGTGAGTCCCACCTGTTAAAACCTCATCCCAAGTCTTGTCAACAATATCATCAACCTGGAGCGCTCCATCACTATTTACTGTCGGGCTGCCGGTTAAATTATTAACGATGTTTTTATATGTGCCTCTAATTTCAACAGAAGCATCGGCACCATTTAGGGTTACAGTTCCAAGCGTTCCTCCTACTGTAACAACGTCACCAGCTTCTAGACCGCTTAGCGTTATTCCGCCAGCCCAATTACGGTACTGCAGAGTTATTGTTTGACCAGCCGTCTTAGTAAAAGTAGGGGCTCCAGCCCCGGCAACCTTGCTATAACAATTATGATAGTTATAGTCCCCTGCTAAGGTGTGTGTTGTTGTCCCAATAAACCCGCAAAAATCGCCATGCATCAATTGCCCGGTAACGTCTGTTAAGTCGCAGCCATCGAAATGCATTTCTCCAGATGCAGCAGTTCCTGTCCCTGTAACCTCCGCGCCCACGATTTGAATATCAACACAGCTTTGGCCGCCAAGATCTAGAGCCCAGTTATCCCCAAAATATGACTCATTATCTGAATTAGCTGTAAAAGTAATTGACGACCCATTGATCATATGGAAGTCGGTTAGCTGGGTAGTTCCAGACAGCGTCTTCGCGGCAGCCAGCGTTGATACTGGATTAGTAGCCACCCCATCTACGCCAGGAATTGTTCCCGTATTAGATATTGATGTGTTTATCCATACTCTGCCGTTCTCATATCCGCTAGAGCCCTGATTGAACTCTACAAATACCTGATCTATATAAATATTGGCGTTAGTTAATGCAGTATCTGAAACTCCATTATCATTGTACAAGCGGAGTCGTATGTCACCGAGGTTAGCTCCTGTTCCAACCATCGTGATAAAGGCATCAAAAGGGAGCACCTCATTTGTAGCGCCCCCTTTTCCATTCCAAGTCCCTACGGTAACCCATGCAGGAGTTCCGGCTTGAGCATCCCATATTTGCACCCGAACAGCATCATTTAACCCAGTTATATAACCTGTTATCTTAACGCCAGAAGGGGAGCCTGCCCCGATATTTGTGGTCAGTTCAGCTTCGAACCCTCCGCTTACAGAATCCCAATACATATAAACGCCATCAAGGGCTGCAGTGTCTGTGTAGCTTCCTCCGGTTGTAGTTGCCGGTGTTGTTAAAACTTCCCCGGTAAACACTTTATTTGAAGCCGAACCTGTATTAGGAAGACCAGCCAACTGGTCTTGAGTTGCAGGGAAAGTTCCTCCGGCCAACCCAGTAGTATCATATTGCAGCTCTAAATTATCAGCAGCTGTGGTGTCGCCGCTGATCTGGGTTATGTTTACATCAAGGAGGTCTCCACCATCAATCAATGCGTTATTAAGCGCAGCCGCCCTAAACCCATACCTAGGGCTTGCCCAGCTTAGAACACCGGTGCACTCGCCTGTAAACCATCCAGTGCCTTCGGTATCGTTGTTGATTGACGCGCCACCTGTTGCGGGTATTTCGATCTTGTACATACCCCCGCCAACATGCGTCCAGTCATAATCCCCGGCAGTTGTTGGGGTTACTGCTGTTTGTGTTACGACGCCCGCCGATGTTTCGAAGTTCCACCTCAGGTCCATGCCCGCCTGGTTATATACAATGCCAGTCTCTGTCGTAACAAAGTCTGTAGAGTCTTTCAACGCCAAGGTGTTAACGAAAACCTCTACCGCCGTATCCACGTCGATCCACATATCAGGCATTCATGTATCTCCTAGTGATGCTGCGCATAGTAATACCATGGGCTTCCTGCCACAGCCGTGATGCCTGGCGAATATTGAGCAGGGTAGTGATAAAAAACCTGAGGATGAAGCGCATCTGATACCCCCGTTCTAGACACCGTTCGGCCCGCTTGACGCTCTACATTGTCATTTGTTGTCCACGCCGGGAAGTATAGCTGCCTGCCGTGGGGGTAGAACGATGGAGATGCGCCGTTAGAGTATGCCTCTATAAATTTTGAACTCACCAAACTGTTGTACACTGCATGCTCTGCGGAATCGACGTTCAATGGGGTAGCGGCCCAATCGCTACTAGCACCTATGAATATTTTGCTAGTACTGTTAGCGATCACGATGTTGTTGCTCGCGAGCCACGGGGTGACAGACTGCGCAGAATTATCGACATATATATTAATAAACGGGGTTCCGCCATTTCGGTCATATTCACAAACTATTCTGTGTGTGCTGTTTGTCGATATAGCGCCCGCACTTGTTTGCCGTCCAAATTTCGCCGAACCACCCCCTTCTACGACGAAACCTAAAGCGCCGCTGCCTAGGTGCTGCAGCAGATATGACTGGTCAGAACCTTTCCCCCATTGCCCGAAAACCCCAGCACCACTCAGAGTGCTAGTCGTGCGGATTGTTATAACGGCGGTCATAACATCTCCGGCAATCGATAACGATGTGCCGAATGTTATACCGTTTGAAACCGTTGATCCGCAGTTCTGAGCCATTAGGTTTCTCTGATCTCAAAACCCCATAGCTGGGCATCCCCAGTCATAGTGTCGGAAACGTTATCGGCGTCCCGGGTTACACGCACATGGAAAATTTCTCCCGCTGCTGTGCTGTCCATCTGCGCACCGTCAGTGAAGGTGATTTCACTATAAACGCACTCCCCAGAGGCGCTTGCCGTTGTGTCTGTCACTGCTTGCGCCGTGGCGAATGATTTTGTATCAATATCGTCGGCGTCATCAGAAAACGATTTGAATGCGAAATCCCATACAACATCTCCGGTCGTTGCAGTAGTTGCGGACCAAACAAGAGAAACAGTAACCCCTCCACCTGAATAGCTTCGTGGCATGATACACACAAAATCGATACTCTCATCTGTCGTATCATCAAATGCATACAGCAGGGTGTCAGCTCGCGGTGTCGGGGTAGCACTATTGCTAGAAAGCATCTGCGCAGCTGCTGCGCCATACGGTACTAATGTGTCGCCGCTACTCATGATGCGCCCCTTATGGCGTTCACGACTTCAGCGCGTGTAATCCGCTGGTCTTGCGGGAGACGCTGGTTAATCACAGATATCAAGCTATCAACAACAGACATTAAATCCCCGCTCTCTACCGCATTAGCCCGCTCGTTACGAATAGTATTGGCAGAGGCGGCATCAACAGCGTTACGCTCGGCCAGTGTCATCTCAATAACAGACTTGCCTGCTATTTTCCGGTATTGCTGAGGTATTGCCTCTATCGCCTCGACATCCAAATCAACAGCTTTGCTCTTCAAAACCATATGATCAGGGTATAAAGCTGCGTCGACAGAATAACGTATCTGTTTTGTTTCGCGATCAATCACTATCGCCATAATTCACCTGGGCCTAGATATTTACTACATTTTAGCCTATCCACGCTTGACCTTCAATGTACTTTACGCTACGCGGATTATTTGTCTTTTTATGCCCTAATAGGGATAATATCGGACAAAATCAGGGGTTAAGCCTATGATTCTATTAGCTTGAGGGGTGCATTTAATACACCCCACTTTGGGGTCTAACCCTATGTTATATTGCTACTCAATAATGTCTGCACCGCCGTCAATGTAATTATTCGACCAATCCGTCCAGTATGAATTTATGAGATCTTCTCGCTCCTCGTCAGTCTCACACTCTGCCCATTCCGTGTCGTCAATCTCGATAATGTCTTC